TAATTCTTGGTAACAATAGCCAGCATGTCCAGGGCTTCCCGCGTTTCAGACAATCCAGCTATTCCAGCCCTGGCCGCGATTTTCAATTGATTAAAGTTGTCGCTGGTTTCCCCTAACGCAGAAACAACTTGATACATACCATCCGCTAGATCTTTAGTGCTCTTGCCGCTTTCCTTCGAAAGATCCTGGATGTTCTTTTTGTATTTTTGGAGTTGAGCGGAACCGCCCTCAAGCATAGTGGAAACGTTTGCCATGCTTTTGTTAAAGTCCACGGCAAACTTTGTGGCAACAACTCCAGCAATGGCTAGGGGCTTGCTGAAGTTGCGATTAATAGAAGTTCCATAGCCCTTGATGCTACCGCCAAGCCTGCGCATTTGTTGTTGCACACCCCGAACGTCGCCTTCGAGAGCTTTAGTAATAAGCCGAATCCCTATCTCAACTGTTCCTACTCTTTTTTTTGGCATTAGCTTTTAAGCCCCGCTTCAAATAAGCATTAGCAATCAGCGCCTTTAGCTTGAGTTCCTTTTCACTTGCTACCCTGGCCGCTTTCTTTTTCGGCTTTAAAGATGGAAACCAATAATCCGGTTTCCTTGATCTCTTCGCAAACATATTGTGCACTAGGCTGATAAGAATGCCAGCCCGTGCATCGCTACGTTTTATCTTTTCATTCGATTGCTCTACCAACCGAAAAAACTGCGCGGGGGTCAAGCGCCAAAAATCATCTTCGCTGACCCCCAAATCATATCGGCCTACTGCCCAGATGTCGAGCCAGTCCCATCCAGACTTTCTTCGTTTTTTGAACCACCGGATTCAGGTTCTTCTTCCGGCGAGGCTTGGGAAAGTGCAGCGCCTAGAACTTCACTGACTTGATTAATATTGTTCATATCAATCAATTGCCCAATCTCATCCTCTGTCATCCCTGGATGGTGCCGTTGCGCCGCTGCCCATAGCATTACAAGAATCCCTTCCATCGAACCGCTTGTTAGAAGTTCAGGAACAGTCTTTCCTATCGTGCGTTCAACTTGAACCAATGCCAGTAAATCAAATACTAACGTAAGAGTTTTTCCATCAAGGACTATCTCGATCCCTGGTTTTGCTTTTGTTGCATTACTCATTTGTTTTTCCTTTTATTAATTAACTGCGTGTCACTGCACCCGAAACGGTGATAACACAAGCCATTGTTACCGCATCATCAATTGGTGCCGCCAATGTCAACTGTGAAACATATCCCGATAAAGAATGTGTCTCAGTTCCGGTGTCAGTAAATACTATTGCGAAGTTCCGCAATGTCCGCGCGATAAAATCGGTGAACAATTGCGCGTGATGCGTATCGTTTGAATCATACAAAAGATCGAAGGGAATGGTCCCCGCTGATAGAAAAGACGCTACCATTTCACGATACGCCGAAGCTGAACTGTGATGGGTTACGTCAATCATCTCTAAAGAATACTCAGGCCCGCCCAGATTCCTAACACCCAGAAGAGTATTAAGAGTTTCCGAACTCGCGCCATCTCCGATTTTTAGTAACGACCCAAACGCGCTCTTTGGTGCTACTGCCATTTTAAATCCCCCTTTAGGTTCTGACTACAGCGCCAGTTATTGTTAAAACACAAGCCATCGTTACTGCGTCATCAATAGGTGCCGCGAGCGTAAGCTGTGAAACATAAGCATCAAAAGTATGAACCTCCGCGCCTGTGTCCGTAAAAGTTACGCTGTACTCCAAAGCTGTTCTGGCTTCAAACTGAGTCCAGAGAGCTAAATGGATCGTGTCTGTTGAATCATACAGGAGGTCAAACGGAACCGTCCCTGCTGATAAGAATGATGCAACCATTTCTCTATACGCAGATGCGCTAGAGTGATGGGTTACGTCAATCATCTCTAAAGAATACTCTGGCCCTCCAAGGTTGCGGACACCAAGAATAGTGTCAGCCCCTTTTTTGAGCAGAGTTCCAAATGCCGACTTTGGTGCCACCGTCATAATATTTCTCCTTTATAAAATATCAAGATTCAGAAAACCAAACCTCGAAGTCCAGTACTACACGAAATTCTTGAGTCGTAGGTTCATACATATCCCATTCCCCAAAAAGATGAATCGCTTGCGCCGAGATACCACCGCTTAGAACACCAGAAAACCCCTGAAGGGTAAGTCGCATTTTTTCTGCAAGTGTCTTAACTTCTGCATAAGTTTTTCCCCAACAATCAAACTGTAATCGCGCCGCTGCTAACCCTGGCCGTCCAGTGTTAAGAGTCTGGCTTCGTTCTGTTGCGATACGATTATAAGTCAGCGCGGGAAGCGTTGGCTTTTGAGGCAAAGTGTTGGCATAGATCCGTGCGGTTACAATATTTGTAATATCGGTTTTCGTTAATAAATATGCGACCACGTTATCTTCTATCACTTAACCCCCAACCTTCTTTTATCTGCCTTGCTCATTACATCAACCATGCCCGTCATAATCATTTGCATGGCAGCTTCGTTCACGGCATCAGCTTTTGCCATAAAGGAACGTCGCATAAAAGCATTTGGCGTTGCATTGGCTGTGTGTTCTCCGTAGATAACAATCCGATGTCCAAACTCTACGAGGTGTGCATATCTCGCAGGCTTCCCAAAAGGTTTCACTAGCACTTCCACGCCAGCCCATCTATTTATACTTTGCAATTTTGCTTTAATACTTTTCCTTAAAGCCCCTGGTCTGCGCCACCTTCCAAAAATATCCTTAGCTGGCCCGACTGGCGCTTGTATTTTTGCCTCTGTTACCATCAACTGAGCCGCCTTTAGTAATACTTTGGGAGCAACTTTATTACGGATCTTTTTAGGAACGCCCAATAAAGATTTGTTAATCTCATCAATCCCCTTGACATCAAGAATAACACCTGCCCTGGTTCCCATTATTGTTTAACCTCCACACTTATTCTAACATCGCCACCGCGCCGAACTTCCGCAACCGCCGTAATATCCCAATAAATAGAATTCCAACTAACCCGATCTTCAACCGTGATGCCGCTATAGCTTCCAATGATAAAATCGCCAACCGTGCTGCTTAACTCGCGCGCGGCACGATACTTTTCTATACTTGGTAACGGAACAAACATTGCCCAACAATCTACAAGGGTAGCCCAGTGTTCAATCTCTTCGCCGTAAGCATTCTGGGTCGGAGTGTTCCTTTGGATTATAATATTTTTATCACGGCTCCCTGCATCCATTAGTTCATACCTTTAAAGCATCCAGGTTTTAAAGCATGTAGAGGATCTCTCCGAACCATTTTTGGCGGAAGGTCTACTTCGTGCTCCAGTTTCCAGACTCGCCATCGTAGATCCTCAATTTTGTTTTGCTGAGATCCAATCGTAAGAAACAAAAGAAATACTAATACCGATAAAGCTATAATCATTGTCGTTCCTTTCCAAATGCAGGTATCCGATATGGGAAGAGTAAAAAACCTGCCGCTTTCGGGGTCTGCTTTAAATCACTTTGCCCCATCATCGGGCTAATAGTAGTTATCTCCACGCGGTGTTCGTACCAGTGATGTACGTAAAGCAATATCGCTTGCTTGATTGTTTTTGGTACAGAGGCTGCATCGGCATAACCCGCAACGTAAGTTACAGCGAAAGTATTAATCCCCCCGGCTTCGGTTGTTGGCCACCCCGTAGTATCGGGGACAAGGGAAATCCGCCCCGGCTCTGGAATAATATCAACTTCATATTGCGCAGAACTAAAAGTTTGGTTGTCCCCGTCAGCATCTTTGTACGCAATCGTCGCAGACACTAACGGAGGATAAGGCAATAACAGTTCGCTAGTTGATGGAACCGAATCCATATACATCACCCAAGTCTGCGGCATAAGAGAACGATTACAATCTTCCTCCGCTATATCTGTAGCCACAGAAATTAAGGATTCAACATATGTTTTTTCTGCATCACTCAGAAGTTTAAGATGCTCTTTTGCTTCTGCGTATGAAACAGGATCTGAAGTTGGATCAACCGAGCGAACTGTTGTCATTTAGCCACCTACTTTTTCATCCTTAAGTTTTCGGCTTGTCACCTTTTCCGCCTTCAACTGAGAATGTGCCCGTTTGCTTTCAGCGTGTTTGATGTCTGCCTTGTTTGCATCTAAAGGTAAAGCAGAACCGATTGCAATTAATCTTTTCGCGAACTCATTATCCAAATCCACAATCTGATTTGCTTGAACATTTATCTCAGGCCCGGCCATTGTTGTAAGCATTCTTATTTTCATTTTATGCCCTCGTAATATTAACTTCTATTGATGTTATCCAAACGTCCGTTGTTGCTGCTGTGGTTACAGTAACCAAGACGGCAACCGCTTCAGTGCTCGCAATAACTTCCGCCGTTCCAAGAACTTTAGTTTCAGCAACTAAGTAATCAGCCGTCTTGCTAACCTGGGTAATCCCTCCAAGCGAAGCATCGGTTGGATTAGCTGCTGTTCCACTAGTGCCTTTTCTCATGTCAGCATCAATGGTTACAGTATTACCCGCCGATTCAAGTTGCCCATGAACAGTGTAGCCCGTTATCGTATCACCGACCTTTAAGCCAGGGACAGGATAAACAAACGTTGCCGCAGTTTCAGAAGCAGGAACATTAATGCTGGAAGTATTACCCGCCGTAACGAAACCACTCCCCGCGCCGATGTGTCCAGCTTTACCGGGGATAATTAGAGTTTCCGCCCTGGTAATCTTTCCGCCCGAAGCTATAGCGATAATCCCACCGCTTGCGACGTTTAGAGTATCTGGATCTGATTTGTAGATTTTTGGAATATATCGTGAACTCATTTTAGCTATCTCCTTTAATCAAGTTCCCCGCGCAGGAGCCACCCGCGCGAGGACAATAATAAAAGTCTACGAATAATGTCGCAGGGCATTTGTAATTACAACAAGAGCGAAAGGCAGATCCCCTGAATTGTTTCCAGTTGGAGTCAGGGTCAAACGGCAATACCGCTTAGGCCCAATATAACCAATTTGGAAAGTCGAAAGGTCATCCGCAAAAGTACCACTCGGAAGAGTCCGAGTAATATCTTTCCCAACCGTTGCTGCGGCGGCAGTATCAGAAAGGCCAGAATCGTCCCCCTGTTCCATCGTTACAGCGTAAGTAACATTAACATCCGTGAGAGTCCCCAAGATACCAACGAACGTACAGCCCTGAAGGTTTGCGCAATCAATTATCGCTGATATAATTGCTGTATCAGCATTAGTATTAAGCGCAGGAGCCTCGGCAAATACTGCTGCCATGTTTTTATCAAAGTCTCGTAAAGCCATTTTATCTCCTATCCTATCCTAATTTAACTCGAACAAACGCTTCCTCAAGAACAGGCATTCCGTCTGTCTCTTTTTCAGCAAGAAAACCCTGCTGTCTGCGGAGAGCATAAGTTTCGATAAGCCGAGTCAGTTCCATCGCCAGACTATCTACAATCCAGTAATTTTTGAACGCCCCAAGAATCCCCACGTACAAGCCTGTGGTAAATGTATTCGGGAAGTACTCAGACAAACGAATAGGCAAACCAAGCAAAGTATCAGGTTCGCCATCTTTCACGCTTTCACGCCAGATGTAATGCCCATCACCGTCCTTGAGTTTTACCAACTGCTTCTGCCCGTCCCTGTGGAACACCCAATTAGATGCGCCCCAATACGCAGACTTCAGCGTGT